TAGCCCTGCTAAAGCTTGTCCTGCTAGGTATATACGTGCTGTCATCGGTTTATCTGGTGGCAGCTTTTTTTGTTTGAACTGGCGAGCTTCTTCTAGTAAGTTATTTACTTTAGTTGGTCTACCTCTAGGTTTCTTTATCTCCATATTATTTCCTTGACTGCTGTTGTATTAAAGCCTCAAGATACCATCGGGCTTTCTTCAAATCTTCTACACCATTTTTGTATCTCCAACGATGTAAGTATTTAGCTATGTTACCTCTGAGATAACCAGTGTATTCATCGTTACTTAAAAAATCCTCTATATATTTTATACACTCTATCCTACCCTGCCCGTAATGAGCAGGGCTATTTACATGATCTCCTACATCTTCTATATCATTAAATAAATCTTCAATTTCAAACTCTGCTTCTTCACTTACTTTATTTTTATTTAGTTCAGGAAACAGCATTCCTTGATCTTTAATGTATTCATCTACAATCATTGCACCTCCACCACATGTTCAGTGTGATCTAACAAAAAATCCACTGGTATCATTGCTGCTAGGTCATGTCGTCCTGGCCTAGTATTTAAACCCCATAAACCTCTGTAGTGATCAGTACATTTTTCTTGTAACAGATTGTTTACTTTGTTAGGATCAACAAGAATAAATTTATCTTCTAATCTAAAGGCGATAAATCTTTTTTCTTTATTAGGTGAACCCCACCCTGGTTTACCAGTAACATTTTTAAACTCCCACCAATGTATGGAGTAGTCAACTGGACCACCACGATACTTACGCTTACCTGCTTTTACATCTACCTTACCAAACTCTTTATCTAAAACATCCCAGTGTTCATGAATATCTTCTGTACGGGTAGCCCTACGTATAAAATTATCTTGTCGTAAATCGGTAAACTCTTGCTCAGCTACTGTGCCTTCTTGAAAAGAACCAGTATATTTTGTTTTAGCCGTTTGCATCTAAAAGATACTCCTTTAATTCTAACAGTCCACCAAGATGTGTTCCGTCTGGTTTAAATAATTGAGGTACTGTATTTATACTAGACTTTTTTAATAAAGACAATACCCATTTACTACTTTGTGATTCAATATTATACTCAGTGCAGGATGCATTAGCACTTTTTAATAGTGCCTTTGCATCGTCACAAAAACTGCAGTGATCCCTTGTTATCATTACCCACATTATGTTATGTCCACTATCTCACACGCATCACCTGAACATGCCATTGTTTGCATTGCTACTGTGTTATCTTCCTGCTCATACTCTGACAGTTTAGACCAGTCAATCTTATCTGGCATACATGATAGTAACATCTCATAGTCATGCTTACCACAGTCTTGGTATGGTGCTTGTTGATAGGTATGATCTGAGTGTGGCAAGAATGATACACCAGACATCTCATCAAAGTATTCATAAACAAATGCACCAACAGCCATCCACTCATCATCTCTAACAGAGATAGTTACTGATGGTTTATGCTCACACCAATGTCTTTGATATATAAGCCACATCTCTAGTTGTTCTATGGCTGTCATATCGTTTCTAGTAATAGCTTTGTTAGGAGACTTTACAGGAAAACTAAACACTGTGGTTGTATCTCCTTTGAATACACAAGGCTCATTTGGTATGCCTTGATCCTTCATGAACTGTGTTAGAGGATCTTTGTTGTCACCCCTTACTGTTCTTATGTAATGCTTGCTGTGCCTTGCATGTATTCCAGAGGCACTGTCAACAAGTTGACTGACTGTTCCGCTGGGTTTGACGCAGGTGATAGATGTACTCTGTGGTATGCCAAGGCGATTAGAATAGTCAAGGTTAGTGCTAACAGCAACTTCTCGTAGATGTTCAAGAGTCTTCTCCAATCCTTTGTTCTTAGATGTTAATAGTTTATTGTCCATTATTCCAGTGAGCGACACACCCAACAGTCGTTCTTCTTCTGTATTCCGTTGCCACACTTTTCGCAGATAAGGAAACTTTGTGAAGGAAGATTGAATAGTTCCAAGAATAGTTGCCAGTTTAACTTTACGCTCAAGATCATCCACTGTATCTGTCGCCCTAACCACGACCTCAGTAAGATTGCAGAACTGGTACGGTCTAAGTATGATCTCACTGCATGGGTTAGTACCGAACTCGTAGTTAGAATCACGTCTACCATATTTTTCTGCTTGTTTCTTAGATGCTTCACGATTAAATATACCTCTTTCACCAGACTTACTTTCTACCAACGCAGTCCACTCACGCATGAATGTTTCTATGTCAGGTCTTTCTGTATAGGAAACAGAGTTGTTAGCTAATGCTCGATGTGCTGCTGTCTCCCACCACTGACCTGACTTAGCATGACGCATACGGTCATCACTTAAATTAGATAGAGAGATCATTGCTGATCTACGTACACCACCTACTACAACTATCTGACCTATAAAACACATCAGGTCATGGCATTCCATAGACGACAGTCTACGACCTTGTGCTGCTTTGAATGTTTGTACACTAAAGTTAAACAACTCTACCAATGGAGCAGGGCCACTAGCTCTACCACCAAATGTCTTTAGTCTTGCACCTGCAGGACGTATACGAGAAACATCCCATTGTGGTATCTCACCTGCCCATAGCAAGGCTAGTAACTGTCGGAAAGCTTTAGCCCAACCTTCCTTGCTATCTTTTACAACTATCATTGTTTCACTATCGTAAAGCTCAGGTACTTCTGGTAGCTGCTGAATAAACTGACGTTCAACACTGAAGCCTACACCAGTACCACAGAGTAAGATAAACATAGCCTCATCAAAAGACTTAGGGTCATCTACTGGCAAGTAAGAACAGTTGTAACCTGCTGTGTTATCTCTTTCTAATGCTGGACCTGCGGTCATCATAGCTCTCATGCTAGGCATTACATCTAAGCTAAGTATAGCTTGCTCTATTTCGTTTGTTGTTTGCTCATCAACTTTTGTATGAACAACATTAGATATATACCTGCTTACTGTTTCGGGCCAAGACTCTCTACCTTTACCATCAAAGTATTTTGCATACCTTGACTTGTGTATGAATGCTTGGTAATCTGTAGGTAAATAGTTATTCATGTTTTGTTTCCTCTCAACGCAAAAAATAATCCTCCAAAATATAGCATGACATGAAGGTTGTCGTATAGTATAACATCCCAAACGCTTTCTGGTTGACCTATCCAAATAACACCAGTCATAACACAACAAATAGTTATGCCACTAAATCTAGTTAATAGATCTCCTATAGTTTTCATCCATGATTTCATCATGTCTATATTTAATATACCACCGACTAGTATTCCTAGTGCAGCACCTAACTCACCGTAAGCTACTACCCACCAGACTAGATACGGTAGACCCCATGACTCTGCAGCATCTACTGTTACTGGTATCTTATCCATACCCTGTTGAAAAAATACAACCATCAAGGGTATTCTAATTAACCAATGACTAAACCCTGCGTCTGCCATCTTTCTTAAAAACTTCATTCGTGTTCTCCTCCTATACCACGTAAGTTATAATTTTGTGGTGCTGTATACTTTTCTGCACTATCATAGACTATAGCTGTAATAAAAATACCAAAGACTACTAACAGATGCCCACCTGCAGATACACCAAATGCATATGGGTTATTTATTATTGCCGCAAAGATACCACTCCACATCACAGATAGTATTGAAAAAACCATCAGACCTAGCTGAGGTGGTAGGTTACGCAAGGGAGAGTTCTTTATAGTCATTATACTTTTCCAAGCATCTCTCATACTTAAGATAGTTTTTACCCAACCTATGGGTGTTATGTTCTTACTCATATTTTTTACCCTTTCGAATTTTACTTTGGTAGGGTAATTAGCATCTGCAATATCACGAAAATCTATTGCATCGTATAAACTATGAAAGCTTTTAACAACCTTATGGTCTTTAAAGTATGCTGTTACCTTATACATTTACTTATCCTTTACATTTATATTGCTTGGATTGTATTGCTCACCATTATATTTAGAACCAGTGGCATTTT